TCAAGACTGAGCGGGCGCGGGGCGGGAAAATAGGTCTGCGGGTCGGGCGCGGGAAGCGTCGGGGGGCCCGGAAACCTTTTGCAGAACCGCCGCCAACTGAATTGCTTCCGCCCGAATGTTTTTCAACGCATTTGTATATTTGTCTGAAAGTTCATCCAATTGCTTTATTAAATCAGTAATCGAATTATCGGGGCTTACCAAATCAGAATATTTAATTGGATTGTTGTTATCTGCCATATATCCGACTATTTGTTTTGTTATTTTCGGGCAATTTGCCTTACAATCAATTTTCTTTTCTCAAATATAAATTTATCGTCTGAAAAATAAAACGCCTTAAATCGCCTTATTTTGGCTTTTTCTGCTTGCTTGCTTTTTTCGCTTGCTCCTTAATGTATTCAAATGCGTTGTAATATTCCAAAACGGTAAATTTTTTCGGGTCAACGTGCAAATTTTGGGACAATATCAAACACATATTTTCAAATTGTCTGTCATGCTTAATTTCCACGCCATCCGACCCGGTAAATTCTTGTGGGTTGAAATACGTTATCAACTCCGCCGTTATGTCGTCAATCTCTTTTGCGTCTGCCTCGGTTGCCCGACCATCTATAATTGTGCGCAATACAACAATTGTTCTTTGTTTCAACTTGTCGTAATACTCTTTTAATGTCGCATCGTCGAACAACCGGGGGAAATACAAACGCAATTCATCGTCTATTTTTTTTTTAACCGCTTCCAATTGGGCGGTTATCTCTGAATGGGGGACGTCTGAAAAAAGATTGATTGTTTTCTGCAATCCGTCGTCGGACAAATCATTGCACGGCGTACCGTTTACAGATTTTACCAATACGGCAAAAGCCAAATACCGGGGGGAAATCTCCGATTGAACGAAATACACGTTTTGGCGCAAATTCTGCAACTCTGCAATCGCCAAATTTGGCGTCGTGCTGGCTGCATATCTTATCGCCTTTTCAATATGTCTGTCAAAGTCTGCCAAATCGGAACCAACCCCGGCATCAACCAACAACATTTTATTGTACTTATGGAATCGCAAAATTGGCAAATCATCTATTGAATCGTATATTTCAACGTTCATTCCTTTTATCTGTACCGTTTTCATAACAAAATACGTGTTATCATTGTACTACAAAAGGGAACGCCCATATATACGGGGTTCCCGGTTATCAATAACGCAACAAAGCAAATCAGAACGCACGCCCACCACGACAAACAAAAATCACAATTGAACATCTTAACAAAAAAGTCGTTGCCATGAACTTGAACGTACTCAATAACGCCCCACTTTTTTAACAGGGTCAACAGGAACGCCGCCACGGTTGCCACGATCAAAACCCAAATAATGAAAGTTACCATATCGTTAAATGTTACAAGGTTGATTAACTGACAATACACCCTCAAAGCGAAAACCGCCGAACGGGTGCATTAAAAATTGATTATCTATTTCGTCCAACGTAAACCCACGGTACACGTTTTCCGCCAACTCATAAATACGGTTTATTACAATCTTCCCGTCTTTCAGCCAAAAACCGCCATTTAGGACGGTCAATATTTCGTTCTTCAATGCCTCGGTATTCCGGTTGTTGAGTTGACCGGGGTAAACCTTGCGCAAATCGAACCAAACAATAAGGGAAAACGGGGCTTTAATCTCGCTTTGCTCCTTTGGAATCCAACCGACCGTTTGCGGGTCGTCTATCCAAAAGAACGAAAAATTGCCAATATTGGCATCCGGGGAAACGTCGATATAATCGTTGTTGCCTCTCCATTCCGTCCCGCCCGCATATACGTTCGGGGTATAATAGCGTTTGCCCTGTATCACTTTGGCGATACGTTGCGCCCGCCCAAATGCGACGTCCAACCAATCGACGTTATCCATTAACCCGGTTTGTATGTTCCCCAAAACCCGGTCGATTAAAACCGGGTTGGGAATTATAGGGGTTGTTCTCTTATTCGTTTCCATATAATACGTTTTTTGCTTTCTTCATTAAGTCCGGGAATATATATTGCCAAATCAACGCCGCAATATTTTCGTTCGTCAATCCCAATATTTGCCGCCCGTACTTTTTTATTAAGTCCTCCGTTTTGAAATCCGACGCCTTTATTTCAAATTGTTTGTCGCCGACTTCCAAAAAAAACGACGCTTCAAAATCCCCGGTATCCCGTAACGTTACCCGGTTTGTCGGTTGTCCCTTTTCCTCCTTTATGGCTATCGTCAACGGCGAATACGGGGCGTAATCCATAATATCCACGCCCAAACGGTTAATACCCTGTTCAAACAATTGTTCCTCGGCGTTCATATCAACAATATAGGCGTCATTGTCCCAAATGATTTGTTGAATGTATGCGCCGGACGATAACCCGTTGTTGAACGTGGCAACCCGGTTGCGTAAATCCTGTATTGACTTTAACCCCGCCATAATCTTACGTTGTCCGGTATTTTACACCGTGGTTATTACAAGTAAGGCAAATACGGTCGATACCCTGCGTATCCAACCGCAACGCCTCGTATGCTTTTTTAAGGTCATAACCCAAACCGCCGGGGCGACCCTCAACGTTGCCGTCCAACTCGTAAAGAATTTCCATCCGGCTTGCGTTTACTTGGTTCCGGTTTACCTTAACATCGGGGTTCATTGCCAACGTGCGCAACATGATTGCGGCGACCTGTCGTTGGATAACCGTTTGGAAAATCTGCCTTTCCTTAATGATAAAATCCGTTAGGTCGCAACCAACGGTTATTTCGCAATTCAACCCGTAATTCTGCGTATTGGTGTACATCGTCAACGCAATATCCCACAACTCCGGGTATTCGTCGAATGTTTCCGGGGCGTTCATCATAAACGGGGATACCTGTAAATACTTGGTTATTTCCCGCCAACGCTCCAAATCAACGTAACCCGTACACGTTCCGCACGGCTCCCTGCTCCAATCCTTTGTCATGTTAATTGCCTGCATCCCGGCGGGCAAATCGTTTTGGTTGTAACAAAGGAACCACGACCCCCCGGCGTTGTTTCCGGTACTGATATACGGCAAATAACAATCTTTCAACGGGAACCATTGAAAACAGCCGTTTGTCTGCGTAAAATTCAAATCAAACGTCTTTATCGGGTCAATTTGGGACGAATGGAAAAGATACATACGAACAACCCCGGTTGCGCCCGTCATTTGCAACCCGATTTGTTCGATTTTCATTGTTACGCCCATAGAACGAACCGGGACAATTTCAAAGCCGACTAATTTATGATTATTCGGCAACGTCGCCCGGATACGTCCCGCACCGTCAAAGAACGTGCGCCGTTCCAACAGGTTCTTTGTTTCCTTATCCAATCCCTTTATTTGCGTGAATGTTTGTACCATTTGCGCAATACCGTTACGGGTCAACCGCTCCACATAATCGGAAATGAAATTGTACGGTTGCCAATAGGGGTTGCCGTAATCGTCGTTAAAATCGCTTTCGGTCGGTTCCTCGTTTTGGTTGTCCCGTGCCGTAATCCAAACTTTGTTGTTGTGGCGAACCTTTGCCCCGGCTTTGTATTCCGCTATCATATTCCAAACCGGATATTGAAAAACGAAATCATCCGGGACGATTGCCCGGACATTATCCAAAGTTACAAGGGGGTGCGCACCTTGAAACGTCAAACCGCTTTCCGTCTGCGTTAAATTGTCGTCTATCGCCTTTGCCGGGTCGTATGATTGTTCCCACCCGACGACGTGCAATAATGCGTCCTGTATTTCTTCTAATCGGTACATCTGCGTTTGAAATAAATAAGGGGGCGGGGATAACCACCCCGTCCCCTCGGTTTAACAATTCGTTATGCTCCGGCGTTATTCGCCCCCTGCACCTCCGGCGGGAAATTCCGCTGCGTTGGTTACATATACGGGCATACCCAACGGCTCGTTCGGATTGCGGGCGGCAATCTCGGCTTTGATAATCGGGTTTGCCACGGTATCCGGGTTGCTGTTGTAAGCAACCATATACGCCACGTCAACGGAAAATCCGAAATACTCCTTAACGGCGCACGTCAAATCGGCGGTTGCGTCGCCCATAATTGCGGACTGGTCGCCAACGGCGGTGTAATAGTGCGAACCAACGGGCAAATCAATGTACGGTAAACGTACAACGTCCCATTCGTGGAAATTCGCACGGGTGCGGCGCAATGCCTCACGGTCAACACGTGTAAGGATACCAATATTACCGTCAGCAACGGCAAACATGGTTCCCATTTTGCCCGATTCGTCGGTTACGTTGTTCGTGTAGTGCAAAACCTTGTTGTCGTACTCCATGCGCTTGTTTACGTCGTTGTAAACGCCATGTTGCGCAAGTTTACGGATAAGGCTATCAACCCCGGCATTGGCGATAATGTGGATATATTCCGGGTAACAGTTAGCCCGCATAATCGGGTTAATATCGCCCAAAATCTCGGTCGCCATTTGGGTTGGAACCTGTACCACATTGCCCGACTCCGTGTAATTAAGCAACGTTTTGAACACCTGTGTTTTGTTTGCCTCCAATGCGGCAACGGCTCCGACGTCCAATTTGTCCGCCAAAGCCCGGCACGTCTTTTCCATTTTGCGCAAAAAGTCGTGTTCATAGGAAATTTCGTTGTTCATGTAGGCGGCGGGAACCATTGTAAAGCCAATGGCATAAGTCGCCCAAACAACCGTTACCAATGCGGACGTATTTTCATCGTCAGCGATAACGCACGAACGGACATTGCTAACCTGTACATCGCCGTCGTAATTGATAACGGGTACTTGTACCGTGTTACCAATAGACGCAAACGCACGGTCACGCAAATTGGGGTTAATGATTGAGGACGGGGCGTTGGTTTGCTCAATGAAAAAATCCAATGCGCCATACTCACACGGGCGGGTCATATTACGGTCTAATTCCGGGTTCTCAATCCGCCAATTCTGCAATCTTGTTGCTACTAATGACATAATGTTAAAGATTTAATTGTTATTAAATGCGGGTTTACCCTTTACCCGTGATTGTTTACTTTTCCGGCAATGCGGCAATATTGTTGTCCTGCCATGCCTGTTTCATTGCGGCGTCGAACTTTTCGGAACCCGCCGTTAAGCCATGATCCATAAGGTTTGCGGCGATTGCTTCATAAGCCTCGACACGGGTTTTTGCGCCCGTTACGTCAATGGTTGTTCCGCTACCACCGCCGGAACCGCCACCCGGGGGAATCGTTCCGCCGCCTCCGGCTTGGCGTCCCTTATCCAAAATACCCATTGTATCCAATTCCTTTGCCAACAGGTCGCCGGGTGTGTACGGGTTCAACTGATTGTTCGGGTTACGCATAATTGCGCCGCTTTCGTCCTTAAAAGCAATGATTTTGCCGCCTTTGCCGTCGTCGATATATTCTGGATTCATACCCTTAATTTTGTCGATTGCTTGCGCTAACAAAACCTTTGTTGCGCTTTCGGGCAATCCCGGTTTGAATTTCAACCCGGCGGTTGCGGTCTGCAATGCGCCCTCGATACGAACGCCGAACAACTCCGTTTGGAATTTCTTTTCGGCTTCATCGTACTTTCTTTTGAGGTCGTTAAACTGCGTTGTTACCGCCGTTAAATCGGCTTTCGCCTGTTTCAACGCCTTTGCCGTTTCCGCATCGGTCGCACCGTCGGCAATTGCCTTTTCCAAACGTGCCTTTTCTTTCGTCAGACTGTCGATTTGGGTTTGCAATGCGCTTGCGCTTTCCGCTTTGGTTTTGAACTCGGCGACCACACGTTTTGCGTAATCAAACGTCTTTTCGGTTCCGTTCTTTTCGATACCGGACGCCGCCAAAATATCGGCATCCAATCCGCCGTAAATTTCGCCCGTCTTTTTGGCGATAACGCTATTTTCGTCGTTGGCGGACAATGTTGTAATTGCCGCAATTTGTTCGTCGGTTAATCCGGCTAATGCCGCATTTGCAATTAAAATTTCTCTCGTTAACATAATTCTTTCCCTTTGAATTAATTAAGTGCGATTGCTGCTACTGCTCCGCTGTTTGCGTTAATAATATCAATTGTGTATTTTGGCGAATCCCCGGTTGTGTCAACCAACCAACTAACAACACGTGCATAGCTGATTTTATTTTCAACCTCTTTTGTTACCAAAATGACGTCGGCAATTGTTCCGCCCTCAATACATTCAATCAACTTTTTCTTTGTTGCGCCATCCAATGCGGCGGCGGTTGTTGTTACTTCAATAACCAAATTGTCCTGCTGTGCAATCTGTGCCATAATCGTATTTTTAATAGTTTAATACTCTGTTACTTTTTCGCTCCGGGTTTGCCCTCGGCTTCTGCCTTTGCATCGGCTTTGGTTTCTTTGGCGGGTTCCGCCGGGATAACTCCCGCCGCTTTCAATTCCGCCAGAATTTCAGCCTTTAACGCCGCTTTTTCCTCGGCTTTGGCTTTCGCCTCGGCTTCTGCCTTTGCCTTTGCATCGGCGGCGGCTTTTTCCTCGGCGGCTTTCTGCTGTGCGGCGGTTCGTGCCGCTTTTTCCTCGGCTTGTGCCTTGACGTACTCGTTGGGGTCGTGCAATACGGTAATCGTGTAACCCTGTTTTTTCAGTGCGTCCAAAATGCCGTTTTCAAAGGACTTTTTGCCGAACTTTTGGATACGGGGAGCGGATAAGCGTTTACCCGTTTCGCTGTCAAACTTGCGTACCTCAATAACGCAATGATACAAATGTTGTTCGTTGCTCGGTACAATGTAGTTTTCAGGGGTGACGTCGGTAATTGCGACGTCCTTTGTTTTACCATCGTTTACTTTTACTCTCATAATTTTAATTTATTTATTAAATTTCCAAATATAATTTCCGGCTGTTTTATACCTACCAATACAACATGCACGTATATTTTGATATGCAATTCCTGTAATAGTTTGAGCATCTGTTAATGTCGCATAAGTAGCAATATAATTACCGCTTAAATCATATTGATTAACAGAAACTCCACACGCTTTACGCATTGCACGCTTTCGGTTAATAATTGATAATTCAAAATTAGCGTTCTCTTTTGGAGTACACCAACGTAAATTATCAATTCTATTATCCGTTTTAATACCGTTGATATGGTCTATATAATTTTTGCCGTCAACTTTAACCAAAAATGTATCAGCAACTAATTTATGAACATGATATGTTTTTTGGTTGTGGTTAGCATATAAAGATAAAACAGCATAACCCATATTGTTGATATAAGGCTTTAGTAATTTGATTTTCCCTTTTTTCAAACTACGGATACGCCCTAATGTACTAACTTGGTATATGCCGGAATAACCTTGTATATCCTGCCAAACCTCACTACTTAACATTGTGTTCATTTGCGTAATCATTAAATTTACTTTTTATTACTGAAATCTTTTGGTCGAATGGTATTTGCGTTCCAAATTCCAAAATGTTTGTATTCTCCCGCTCAAATCTGCGGACAAAGTTAGCGAAATTCAACTTTATACGCAATTCATTCTCCGGGATTAAGTTACGCCCGTACAAATCCAATACCTCGTTCCGGGTCAAATGGCGGTACGGCTCCAATTCTGCCAATATCAACATACGTTGCAATTGGGTTGGGTTGTTCCGGTACTCCGTTTCGATAATCTGATTTTGTAGGGCGTCCAATTCTGCCTCACTTGCGCCGCTTTCCTTTGCCAACTTGTAACGGTTCCGCAACTCGCTTGCGTCGTACAAATAGAACTCCGTGCCGTAATTGACTTTTGCAGATACGAACATATTGCCGTATCGCAATCGGCAAACCGTTTCATCGACGAACTGTTGGGCGGCTTCAAAGCCTTTTTTCACTCGGTTTAATACCGTACTTTGGCTCTCAAATGCGGCTTTAACCTGTTGTTCGTTGAATGCCTCCCGTTGGGTTACTTCCTCGTTTTGTCCGACGACGGCGGTAATAATGTTTTCCCGCAATCGCTTTTCCTCATCAACGTTATAATCCAAACTTGTACGGTCAACGGTCAACATTTGCACCGGGTTCCGCAAATCGGGTTGTTTGTCCCCGTCCGGTATCGGTATTTCAACAAAGGAACCCGCCCCGGTAATCCGTTTGTCGCCGCACTTGGGGCAACGCATCAATAATCCGGCTTGGTCTAACCTGTAATACCCTTGTTTGTCTTTCAAAAATCCACCGTCGCAATAATCGCCGTTTTCGGCGTTTGTAAAGTCGCACGATTGTTCGTAACCGGAATATATCGGGTACGCCCCGTACATATCCAAATGCCGCTTCGATATATGGAAAAACAAAAACCAATCCAACGCCTCCAATTCTTTTGTTAGCGGGGATTGTTTAACGTCCGGTTCTCGCAAATTCATTGGATCATTCCAAAAGAAACGGGCGGGGCAATAGCGCAAATCGTGTGGGTTATCAACCAATAATTCGCCTATGTTGCCGCCGTCGTCCTCTGCAAATACTCGGTATCGTTCATCGTCAATAACTGCAATACGTTTATCGGGTTGGCGGAAAATTATCCAATCCATAACCCCGGTTGTCCGGTTTGCCTCAAAGGTTATAACGCTTTCGATAGGTAGCCAATAAAAATACGGGGTCGGGTATCGGTCGGCGGGGTTTTGCTCGGCGGGCAAATCAACTATTAAAACGCTGTTTATTTCCGTCTTGAAAAACTCCCAACCTTTCGTACTCCACACTTCCGGCTCTTTCAATACATCTTGGCGGTAATATTCCCAATCGTCCCGTTGTTCCGTGTTCTGAAATTGATAGTTGAACGCCGGGTTACGACCGTCAAAAATACGGCTCAACTTGTCAAAACAAATGCCCGTTACCTCGTTGGTACGAACGGGGTAACGGAACAATGTTTTGAAGATTTTGAATTTATCGTGCGGGATAAGATTTTGAACCCATGCCAAAAAATCGGTCGTGGGTAGACACATTAAGGGCGTTACGTTGGTTTGGGCGTGAAATTTAATGCGGTTTTGGTGTATGACCGCTTTATTTATCGTCGCCTTTTTCCTCGGTTCCGTTATTTCCTTTCGTATGCGTTTTATATCTAATCCCATTTTCTTCGCTAAATTCAAAAGGTGTTTTTTCGGGCAACTGCCAACCGCCATTGTTATGCATCCGCAACAGGCGTTCGGCGTGGTTAATCTCAAATTCTTCGGTCGTGTTAAGGGTCGGACACTCCAACACGACCTTTGTAACTTTCGCCGTCATTACTCTTATGCGGGTTTCAAATCCGTAAGCGGGTTAAACGCCGGGGCAACAATCGCCAAATCGTCCGACCAATTCGGCAAAAACGACCATTGTATTGCGTTGCTGTCCGGGGCTTCCAATCCGCCCAACGTCTTATCGCCGATAAACAACGAACGTATCGGTATCGGGTAATATGTACCGTCGGCATCCCCCTTGATTGCGCCGATTGCGCCGTTTTCGTCGAAAATGAAGATACCCAAATTGTCGCCCCAACTTTCGCATTGCAGTTCCTTTAATGCCTTTATAACCTCCTGCGGGGCTTTGCGGATAACTCCGGTAAACGGGGTTGGTTCACGTCCAATAATTTCTTCGACGCCTCCCAACGTTTCGTTACCGCCTCCAAAGGTGCGGGCGGCTCCCGCCTCGGCGGTCGGGGCTTGGATATACGGCGAAACAACTATTTTCGTGCTATTCGACGCCGATAACAGGGGCGTCCACGACGCTAACGTCGTAATCGCTTTTTCACTCGTAAAACTGTTTTTGATTCCGTCGTCTTTCAAAAGACGTTGAAAAGCCACTTTCTGAACCTGTCCGAAACTCTCCGAACACGTAATTGCGGGTACATCGGGCAACGACGCCGCCGCTGGACATTTACAAATCATACTTCTTTGTTTTTAACGTTAAAAATATTGTTACTTTCTCCAGGGCTGTCCCTTTGCCCCCTTGTTTCAGTTACAAAGTTATAAACTTTTTCCCGTATAATCTTGTATATCTCAAAAATATTTCTAATTGCGTCGTCTTACGCCTCGGTTTGCGTGTGCGTATGGCTGTATATTGCCGTCCGCAATCTCCTTTTCATATACCCCGGTCAATCCGTCCTCCGGGTCGTCGTGCGTGTTGGATCCGAAATTACGCAAAAATCCGGTTACATGGTCGTAAACGGCTTTGTACCGGGTTTCCCAACCGAATGGCATAATTATATGTTGATTAACCATTGCGGACGCTGTTATTATCCGGCTTTCCTTGTTGCCTCCTTGATAAAATGGCTCTGTAATCGCCCGGACTTTCTTTTTTATAACTTTCTCATAACCCGCACCGCCGTTGTTGCTCTCAACCCACACTTTTTGCGTCCCGTTCCGGTTAATCATCGCCGGAACGGTTACGGTTGTAACGTCCGTGTTTTCGTCCGTCATTTCCATATCTGTAATAAGGGCAAACAATATCGGCTCCATGCGCTTTGTTTTCTCGTTGAAAAACAGATTGTCGGACTTATACACATCATACGTTGCGGCAAACAACAGGTCGTCGCCCTCGTCGGCAACGTCAATGTATGCGCCGGAACGAATGTAGGTGCCGTAATCGGATTTTTCGACCCACGTTTTGAAAGGTTGGTACAATCTACCCTCGGCGGAACCGGGGTTGCCTTGATACAGGCATTGAAATTGCACCGGGTCTAATGCCTTTTGCGCTTCCAACTTTTGCTTACTGTGTCGGCTTTCCCATAATGCCGCCCCCGGTTCCCGTGGATCTATCTCGGTCGGTTCCCCGGTTTTCAGCCCCTCAAAGTTTATGCGTACCCACGCCCCCGGCGTTACGTCCTCCAAATCCGCCCAACACTTAACATCAATAATCGTTTCGCCGCTCTTTTCAATGCGCCCTATCAAATCGTCGTCGTGCCAACGGGTAAATACAATCAATTCTTGACTATCGTTGTGTAAACGGGTGCGTACAACCGTCGTGTACCATTTCCACGCCGCCGCCCGTACTATCGGGCTGTTGCCCTCGGCGTAATCCTTATACACGTCGTCCAATATCGAAACGTCCACGGTTTTCGACGTCAGCGAACCGCCACGACCGACGACACGCAACGACCCCTTACGCCCGACCATTTCGATAACATCGGAATTGCGCAAATAGGTATTCGACATCGTTACGACGTTCGACCCATTTAAGTACGTGCCGGGGAATAATTCACGATACCGGGGCGTGTCGATTATTCGTTGAACGTCCCGGTTAAAATCCCGTGCGATTGTCGCCGCATACGAACCGATACATATTTTGCGGTCGGGGTTTAACCCCAACATAAATGCGGGTAATTTGCGGCTTGACCCCTCCGATTTGCCATGTTGCGGCGGCTGTTGTACAATCATCTTTCGTATTTTGCCATGTGCAAACATATCCAACAGGGTATAATATACGACGTGGAACGGCTCCAATACCAAATCCGGTTGCATATACCGGGCAAAGTTAATAAGACGTTTACGGGCGGCGGCTCTAACCAATTCGCCGGGGTTCTCGCTTAACGCCTTGTACATCTGCAATAATTGTTCGTTGTTCATTGCTTTGCTCCTTTCTCCCATTTAGCACACGCCCGACGACCCCGGACAATGTAATATTGATAATGCGGGCAACGTAAACAAATCGGGTTCCCGTTCAAATCCCGGTGTCTATGATCGTCCGTTATCCATTCAGAAAAACGGCACGTATCGCAAATTTCGGTCGTCCATTCCGGTTGCTTGGTTCCCGGACGGGGTGCGGTTACTCTCTTTGCCATTATTGCGCCCCTCCTTTCTCGGCTAATGCCTTTTGGAACTCGGCGGATTGCAGTTTGTCAGCAACCGCAAACAACATATCGTCTGGGATTGCCTTAACGTCGTACTTTGGTTTATCGTCGTCGGTCGTGGCGTTATATCCGGGTATCTCAATTTTAATCGGGGCGTCAAACCCTAACATCTTTGCCCGGCGTTGTTGGATATTCAAAAGCAAATCCAAAAACCGTGGGTTCCCGGCGGACGTTTCGGTTGCGGTTTCATTGTACCCGTAATATTCCGGGTCGCCGTCCTCGGCATCGGTTTTGATTGGTCGCCCTTTGTTGGTTTTCTCTTTGGTGCGCATCTTTCCGGTTTTCGACGCCTCCCACGCCTCCCATGCTTGTTGCTCCATCTTATCAAGTTTGCGCAATTCCTGTGTAACGTATTCGTCGATACTTTCCAACCGTTCCCGCTTCCATTCGATAAGGCATTGTTGCAAATCGTAATAAACCATTTGAAAGGTTATTGTATAACCCATTCCACGGGCGGACAAATCCCGGTTCAATGCGCCCGCAATTTCCCGGTACGAATAACCACGCAAAAATAAATCGGCACAAAACCGAATGTCATAAATTCGTTGTTCCTCGGAACGTTTGTTGTAGCCTAATGGCTTCTTTCTCTTTTTCATAGTCAAATCTCCTCAATCGTCAAATCGTATTCCCATACATACCCGCCCGCCGTTTTATACACTCCTTTACAACATCGGGTAATTGTTATATTTTTTATTCCCGTTTTTCTTTCCGCTTCCCTTATAGATTTATACCGGGCAATTTCGTTTCCGGCTTTTGAACGTTGTATTACAGATTTAGCAATTTTATTATGTTTGCCGTTATATGTATTGTTATACCGATTATCGCACCATTCCAAATTATCGGCATTATTATTAAACTTATTTTCGTCCTTATGATTTATTTGTTTCCGGTTATTTAGATTTTGAATAAATGCCATTGCAACCAATCTATGAACCAACAACGCATTTGGTTTACCGGACTTCGATAACCTTACTTGCAAATAACCCTTGCCGCTTATAGTTGGTTTTAGCAACTTGGTTTTTCCTGTCCTCCCATAATTGAGGCTTTTTACATTACCATAATTGGATATTTGGTAATTCTCAAAACCGGGTATATCTTTCCAAACTTCCATATATCTTTTTTTTGCAAAGGTAACAAATGTTTTTCGATTGCAAGTTATTTGCGGGGAATTTCCATTTTAAGAGGCTTTATTATCTTATCCAATACTTTCTATATCTCGGCGGTTATCTTTTAACCACGGGGCAAATTTACGGCTTTTTCGCCGCATTGCCAACCGTTTGTTCTCTCTCACATATAAACGGCAAAACCCCGGCTTTGTTTTCCGGGGCTTTCGCCTGTTATCTGCTTACTTCAACCACGGCGTCCGGGTACTCTTTGCAAGCCGCTAAATACTTTTCCAACCACGGGACAAAATCTTTGTATGTCCCCCAACCGTTCGGGCTGTTGAATTGCTCGTAATATTCCGGTCGGGCTTTCATATCCGCAATTGCCTTTTCCAATGGTTCAATCAATTGTTCGGCGGTCGTTATGCCGTTTTCCTCGGGTCGCCATACAATCCCATATATTCCGGCGGCATCTGCCATTTCTCCCAAATTATGCGTAATGATCGCATCATATACGGAATAATTCGGGAAATAATGTTGTCCGCACTCACTACAAACAATTTGTTCGTCTGCTTTCCTGTTTAATGATACATCTAAACTCATCTAATACCCCCTTTCCTTTTGTTATTTTCCCGGCGTTTATCCCGTGGGTTCCTTTTCGGCATTTCGACCCGGTGTATTTCTACTTTGAAACCGGGGAACATCTTGCCGAAAAATTCCGCCATTGCTTGCACCTCCTTTGGGACGTCGAACGCCTCCGGCTTCTTATGCTCCGGGCAAATCCCCCGAACCGGGCAATTGCCGCAATCCTCATTCCGCACAACCTCGCCCGGCTTATCGGCTTCTTGAACCCGTGCCAATTCCCTCCGTGCGGACGCTTCGGCGAAATTCTCCATTGCTACAACTGCGACTTTCGCCAATATGTAATCCGGGGTATCGTTAAAATACGCCTCCATCGAATTACGGTTGATAACCTCGGCAATCTCTTTCAAAAATTTTTCTCTTTTGTTCATCGCTTTATTGATTTTTGGGTTTGTACTCTTGGCACGGCATAACGCCACACGATTGTTCGCATTTGAACGCCTCGCAATAACCGTTCCCGTTGACGTCCTCGTTTGTAAAGTTGGCGCAATTCCCGCATCCCTTATCGCCGGGTTCTTTCGGTACGCTTACGCCTTTCGGCTCAAACTCCCGGTTAAACTCTCTTTCCGGGCGGGTTGTCAATCGTCCGTCCGGCTCCCGGACAATGTAGTACGTTTCCGGGGCGTCAATGAAAATTCCGTTGCCGTCCGTGAACGAATAAACCGCCCGCCCGTTCGGGGTTCTCGGTATCGTCATGGTTCCACCTCCGGTAAATCTCAACAGGTCGTCCAAATTGTCCCGGCGTACCTGTATTGCGTCAACTTCTAACAACGTGCGGCAATATCGGGTTCCCGCTGTGGCGTCCGGCTCAACTAACCGGGTGCGGATTTGTTCCGGGTATTCCGTCGGGTCGTACTCGACGTTGAAAATAACGGCTGTGTCTAACGTGTGTGTAACTAACAAGCGTTCCCCCAATCGTCCGGCGACTGCCTGTTTTAGTGCTTCAATGCTTTTCCCCTGCATCTCGGTTGTGTCAACCGTGATTTCGTAACAGTCGGGTTTTTCCTCGACCTCCGGTTGGCTTTTGGCAATATCGCCAATCATAACCAACAATTCCGCATCAAACGGGTTTAACTTACTTTCTGTCATCGCTCTAATTTTTTATTCGTTCTTACTGTTTTCGGATATGCCAACCGCCAAAATATCGTTTTTCGGTCGGTTCTGTTGTACTTATCGCATTGCAAATGCGCCCCGGTGCAAACGTCCCGGTCTATCTTGCAACGGACGCACCGTTGGCAAAATAGGGTTCCGGGGTCGTCTGCTAACCTTTGGGCGGCTTTCGTCCATATCTCGGCAATAATAACCATGCCTTTGTAAATGGCACGTTCGCCGGGCTTGTACTCCCTTTTCGGGTCGAATATTTCGGGTTGTTTTACTCTCATTGTTTCGCTCTCGTATCGTCCACAAATATACGGATTTTCCCGGTTACTTTTTCCGTTTAATCCAAATAAAGCGGATACCGACTCCGAAACAAAACGCTTTCAACTCAAAATCCAAACAACGGTCGTAACCGTTTATTGCGTCAATGGATACCCCAAATTGCCAACTATGATATTGCCAATACTCACGGGCGTAAACATAGACGCCGACCCGCCCAACGTGTATGCCTGTTTGGACGGCGTGTTTGTCCTTACTCATTGCGTGCCTCCTTTCTTGCTAATTCATAACCCTTTTTATCCATTACCATTGCCACGGGGTACGGCAATATACAATCTTTGGTATAAACCAAATTGTATATCCCCAATTGCCCCTTAATCGGAAATTCAATAACCCGGCGGGGGTTGCGCATCAACCACCCGTACCCCTTTGTTATTTTCTCCCTCTTTTCCTTTGGAATCCGGGTGTTTTCCCAATCCTCCGGCGTAAACTCTTTTATCGGCTTTACGTCGTACAACTCAACCAATCCCAAAGTAACGCCGCTTTCCATTCCCGGATAAACCGGGGACGCTGCGGAACATATCAGCACGTCGCCACGGTAGGACGTGTTTTTGCTCCGAACTTCAATTGTCTTTTCCCCGTAAACAATACCGTTTTCGTCCTTGTACGCCTCCGTTACCAAAGCATTTGCGTATGGCTGTTTTACGGTCAACGCACGCCAACGGTCGTGCTTTTCCGGGTCGTAATCCTTATTACTATACTGCATATTTACTTTTTATTTTCGGGTTCCTCGGTTTCGTCGTCGGGTTCCGGGTAATGGATAAATCCAATTTGCCGGACGTTTTGGATTGGCTCGTAAATGATAACGACAACATCGCCGTCCGTCCTTACTCCGACCAATCGGCAATCGGCGGGAACCTCAACCCGTATTTCACTTTTCATTGTTAAACAAATCCCAATTAACAGGGACACAATACCCCGGCAATTCTCCCCGGTCAATCCCCAACGGATTAACAATACTATCTTTCCAATAGATACGGGGTTGTTCCGGGCGTCCCTCCAAATGTTCCGTAATCGTGTCGTAAATCAATCGTATTTCCCGTTTCGGATATTTGCCGCCGCTCTGCAACCCGATTTTATACAGGTCAACGAACGGATACGACAATCTGATTATCCCAATTGCCCGGTCGTACATTCCCGGCGGGATTGGCTCCACGCTTGCAAAGGTTCGGAACCCGTGGCGTTTTGCCCGTGCCAACACATTAACCCGCATCGTATTTGGGTCGGCGTTCGGCTCCAATTCGTCGCAACCTGTCAACGTTGCGCCCAAAGCGATACGGGACACGTCCCAACCCTCGGACGCCTCGGCAAAATCAATGAAGCGGTTCAACCCCTCGGCGCATTTGCTCAATATCTTAACCGGGACGCCGTGGCGTTGGCATACGCCGACCGCTTGACGGGTCAACCGTTCCGTTTCCGGCAACAACGGGTCGGTCGTGAACGAAAAGAATAACCCCGTTTTCTGCAATTCCTCCTTATGCGCCAACAATTCGTTTTTGAAAATATCCAAAGCGTATGGATATTCCCGCAACGTCTTTTTCAACTCCGGGCGACTGCCTCCCAATACCTTTGCGCCACGACCTTTGCGCAAATAACAGTAAGTACAACCGTTGGAACAACCGACAAAGAAATTGGCGGCGTTCTCGGCGTATTCCCCGGCTTTACCTTTTGGGCTGTAAATAACCCGTCCGTTTATCGCTCCCATATCGTCAACGGCTTAAAATGGTAAATCGTCGTTTCCGTCGGGGGCGGGTGCATCCGGCACGGGCGGCGGCGGTACTTGCGCCCCGGCTCCGGTCGCTTTCGGGGTCAACATTTCCATATCGGTTGCGACTATCTCGGTAACATACCGTTTGACGCCTTTCGCATCGTCATAACTCCGGGTTCTCAATTCGCCCTCAATATACAGTTTGTCGCCCTTTTTGACGTACTGATTGGCGACCTTTGCCAACCCGTTTTGCAATACGACGTTATGCCATTCGGTACGCTCCGGGATTTGCCGCCCGTCCTTTGTGGTATAACCTCGTTTCGTGGTTGCCAACGAAAAGGTCGCCACGCAACCCCCGTTGTCGAACTCCCTAAAATCCGGGGCTTTCCCGGTATGTCCCATCAAAATAACCTTGTTTACACTCATACAAAAAACGCTTTAATTATCCAAACAATGATACTATACAACGCCCACATATAAGACGCAACCGTTAACGTCACGAACGTGTATAACGCAATTTTATATCCGGTTTTTGATTTTATTTTCATGTCACTTGAATTTTACGCAATCCAACAAATATTGTTTCTTATTGTCCGACCATCCGGCGGCATGGTTTATCGCTTTTCGGTCGTCGTCGTGTACGAACTCACAAACCCAACCGCCGACGCTTGATTTTTGAACTAATCGAACCAATTTACCAACAATGAAAGAACGCAATTTGTAATAACCTGAATTTTCGCCAACAAACAAAACCCGTCTTTCTGCATTTATTTCGGGCGGATTTTCGATTTGCGGGCGTTTCTCCCTTTCCGGGTATGTTTGTACCCGTCTAAAATCATTTTTGATTGATTGGCGGGAAATTGCCCCGTAATCGGGTGTTCTTTTTTTCGTCCTCATATTTTCAAACTTCTGTATTCGTTTTTAAGCAATTCAATAATCCGGACGTTGCCGGGATATATACGCATTTTCTCACGGTCGCCATTCTCCCAACGGTTGTGCATTTCAAAGCAAAGTATATTAATATTCCTTGGGTCATGCGCCATTTCCGGATATGCCCCACGGGTTAATATATGGGAACAATATGTTGCCGAAAAATTGTGCAAAGGTCGCAACGTTTCCTCGCATCTGTGCGGCTTATGCTCCCAAACCCACCGGAAAAATCGTTGGTTGGCAACGGGAATGTCGCCACGTCCTAAAACGCAATGTCCGAACAATTCCCGTTGGATTTCGACACGCAACCGAATATCCATTGTAAATCGCTTGTAATCCAATAGGGGGCAAAACCCCCTATCGGTTACAAATTGGTATTCCTCCCGATCTATTAGCAATATCGGCTCCATTGCTTAAATATCCGCCGTTTCGTCGTCCGGGTTCTCGTTATCGTCGTTGTTCTCGCTTGCCGGGTCGTCAACGTCCGGGAACAAACCGTTATCCGGCTTTGCATCCAATCCCGGTGCGGCTTCCCCGTCGGCTCCGAACAACTCCAATTGCGCCTTTTTACCCTTGAAAAGAAAGGCGTAAACCTCGTTTTCAATGTCGCTAATAATTTCTTCCAATTCTTCCTCAAAACCGAACGTTTCGGTATTGAATTTCAGACGGGGCGAATTTATCGCCGTCTTTTGGTTATTGGATACCGTGAACAACCCCGTAAGGACGCAACCAACGTTATCATCTTGACCGGAAAGGGATACGCCCCGAACCTCAATGCTTTTCAACATTTCGTCCGCAAAGTTACGGGCGGCGTCTTTCTGCTTTTGGTTGGCTTTCATATCCGGCGTATCCATAAGGGACAAAAACGACGTGATATTGAAAATACGCCCCATAATTGGGCGCAACCTGTCAAAGCAATTGCGCAAATCCGGGTGTATGTCCTTTGCGCTTTCGACGTGGTATTTGTTCGTGTAACTCTCATTACCGACGGTTTCGGTAACTTCATAATGCACGTCCAATCCGCCGTCCTTTAACGTCTTGACTTTCGACAATGTAAACGCCTTTTCGGTCGGTATCGGCATTACGTTTGCGGTTTCTTTTTTCTCGCTCATTTTTTGATAATTTATTTGTTGCCGGGAACCCGCCCGGCTCGGTTTTTATAATAATCCTTTCAATATATGCTTTACGGTTTCAACATTCCAACCGTCGCCGATTAAGTCCGCCGCTTCTTGATAGGTTACGCAACTTGTATATCCAACGGGTATGGTTTGCAACCGTTCTAATTCTGTTTGCGTAAATAATCGCACCGAATTTGGATTGCCTTTTTCCTCAAAAACGACCGTAAGAAATCCTTTTTTTGAACGATTAAGGCACATTTTTATAAATGATTCTTTATTTGAACTTTGAACGCTTCCAGCATAATTACGGACTATACAAACGCTTTTTTTTCGGTCGGTATATCCACTTTCTAAAATGCTTTGTAACTCAATTCCTTTGTCCTTAATATTCAAATCAACATCTAAATTAGTCCAATAATAACGCTTGCGCAATTGTGCTGAAAACAATGCTGAATTTATAAAAATACCCGTTACGCCCAATAATTCGTCAATTGTGTTTTTTTCCTCAACCCTCATTGACGCTACATTTTCTAACATAAAATTACGGGGCGTCGTTTCCTCTTTAATCCTTAACCATTCATGAAATAAAGAACTTTTTTCCCCTTTCAACCCCTTACGGTTTCGCATTAAAACGCTTAAATCTTGACACGGCGAACCGCCAATTAACAAATCAATTTTCCCAACCTCAAACAAACCGTTAGCGGTCGTCAATATGCCATCCTTATAACTTACTTTGCGAACGTCCCCAATTTGTATTGTTTGTGGGAAATTATATTGCGTACATTTAATTGCGTGCGGTTTAATTTCTGCCGCAAAATACTTTTCAATTTTAATTCCCAACTGATTGAGTGCTATTTGTCCGCAACTCATTCCATCAAATAAACTTAATACTACCATATTAAAATTCGCTTTCGTCCAACAAATCCTTTGTCGTCTTATTCCGGGCGACCGCCGGGCGTTGAGGCTCCGGGATTGGTTCCGGTTCCGGTACGGGTTCCCGCTTGGGGTTCCCCGTTCCAATTGGCTCCGTTACGGGGTTCGGATCGTAAAACTCAATGCCCCCGTTTCCAGGCTTTTCAGGCTCAAATTTCGCTTTGAGTTGTTCCGCCGGGTATTCCTTTTGCTTCAACTCGATAATCCCCAATTCGACCAATTCCGGGACGCATCGGCGTAATGCCTTAACGTCCTGTAATGCGTCGTGCGCCGGGAATGTTTCGCCGGGGAACAACTTTGCAAATAATTCCTCCAATTTGGGGAATTTTCCCGGTTTGCCATTCTGATACAATGCGCCGACAAATTTAATAGTTTTCATCATTGTATCAATGCGCTTTCCCTTGTGCAATGCGTCCTCGGCTTTGGCGTCGTAATAGTCTTTGCCGCAATAACGCAAAATGTTCGCTTTCAACATCGACGTGTCGAAATAAATGTTGTGCGCACATACAAGCGGGGCGGCGGCTGCATCCGCCAAAAATTCGTCGATAACCTCGGCAAACGGTAGGCCCTCGGCAATTGCCCGTTCGGTCGTTATCCCGTGTATTGCGGCTGTCTCCGGCGGTATCTCGTAATTGTCCGGCTTAATTATAAAACTGCGTTCTTTGTCGCCGAACGCCCACGCCAATTGTACGACGTGCGGGAATTGGTTAAAATCCGCATCCCATTTCAAACCCTTTGCGGGTACTCCTGTTGTTTCGCAATCGAAAAAACAAATATCTTTTAATTCAAATTTCATGCTCTCGTTACTTTTTTGCTCGTTAAAATAATCGTTTTTGCCCGTCGTCGTTGGGCGTTTGCTCAACATATTTTGCCCGTGTAATCCAAACGCACCCGCAACGCAAACACTTTATCCGGCTGTAATGCTTTGGCGTGTATTCGTGGCGAATAATCCGCCAACCCGCCAACGGGTAATTCTTACGCTTTCCGTTACACTTGCAAAACATACCTTACAACGTTCGGGGGTCGTCAATATACGTGTTGTATTCCTCGGCGGCAATCTGTTTGAGTGTTTCGATATGCTCGATTAACTCGGCGTTTGACAATTCCGCCACGGTGCGCAATTCGTGGGAATATTTCCCGGTTTCCTCGTTGACCCGCTCGTCGTACATAATTGGGGAAAACTCCCGCAACCTCCGTTCCGTTTGTTCCTCCGTAAGACGTTCGCCCGCCTCCCAAATGGCGTGTCGGAACGTGGGTACAACATAGTTGAAATAATATCCTTTCAAAGCCTCGGACGAACCAGGCGACGCAACAATGAACCGGGCAATTATCCGGGAACCTTTCCAACCCTTGAAAAATTCGTTTAATTCGCCCATGTACATTGCCAACCCGCCGTTATTATTTATCGTCCCCGTTGCCGTTATTTCTCGCTTTCTCATCGTTGATTAACTTTTGCATTGTGATATTAAACGCTGTCATTCCAACCGCACGGATAAACGCCCGTTCGCTCAACTAATACCCGGTTGCGACCTTATCCAACACTTTTGCGAAAAGAATAACGGCGTTTTCAACACGTCCGCAATTGTCATTTCTTTAACTTCCATATTGTTTTGTTTAAGGGACGCCGGGGAACCGACGCCCCGGTTAATTACTCGGTTTCGCTGTATTCCTCAATAATTAAATCGTCCTGTCCTCGCTTGACTTCCTCAATAAATCCTTGATACCCTTCTTTCCGGGCTAATTCGATAAGGGATTGCAGACGTTTTGCGCCCAAACTTTCGCCCCTCGCAATGCGGAATACCTTAACGGTCGGATTGCTTGCGATAATCAATTTTGCGGCAACCTCCATTATCTGACTATCCGACACTTTCCCGGCGACGAACGGCACGCCGTTTAATTCCAACCCGTCGTCCGTGAACGTCAACCCGGCAATCGGCAATTCCGATTTCGCAATAAGGGTTTCCCGCTCTTTGAGCAAATCCGACAACTTTTTTTCGTGGGTTTGGGCGACCTTTTCGGCGGCGTCTTTTTGCTTTTTCTTCGTCAGATAGTCCACAACCAACGCATTTATTTTGTTGTGTTCCTCGGCGGCTTTGAGGCGTTCGGCTGTATCCAAATTCTCCGGGTTGTTTTCCTCGTACTTTGCCAACCATGCGGCGGCGTTGTTCTTACGGGTTTCGCAATCGGCTTTTTCCGTTTGGATTTGCGCCAATGTTTCGTTGTATTTGTCGGCGGCGGCTTTCGCATCCGCCTTGCTCTTTTTCTTTGCCGCTTCCAATGCCTTTTTTGCCTCGGAAACAATCCGGTCGTATTCGGCTTGGGCTTCCGCCTCATACTTTATTGCGGCGTCAATCTCTGTATTCTTGGTTTCCTCGGCGGCTTTGATACGACCGGGGATTGCCTCCAATTGTTCCGTCCGGGTTTGCAATGCGGTACGCACGGTTTTCGCTTTCTCAATCAACCGGGCGTTCTCGTTTTGTTCCTCCATTAAATCGGCAATATCTATTTTCTCGGCATACGTTTTGACGTCGCCCGGTTTCAAATGCCTTTCGGCGGCGGCGCAAATGGTCGTGTACGTCTTGACCTCGGCGTTGGCGTCCTTTCTTTTCTCCTTAACGGTCATAACCTCGGCGTCAATCTCGGAAATACGTTTTTGCACATTCTCCGGCAACAATGCCCGGACGTATTGCACTTGCTTTCGGCGACCCTCGGCGGTTTCAGACCACCGGGAAAACTCCACGGCGTCAAAATCCGTATATCCGAAAACCTTTTGCAACATACTTACATTATCCGACCGCATCCCGGTTGTTTTCTGTTTGATTGATAATGTACCACGGGGGTTGGCTTTGGTAAACCGCAATTCAACGTCGTATTCCTCGCCGTCGTCGCCGACAACCATTTTGGCAAACCCTTTGTCCTCGCCATTGCGCAACACGGCGTCCCGGTTCCCGGTCAACAACGCCCCGATTGCCTTTAATAGCGTGGATTTTCCCAACTCATTGTCCCCGGTAATGAAATATACATTACCCTCAAAATCTGCGTTGAACTCCTTAATTACTTGGAAATTCAACAACTCTAACTTTTTGATAATCATTTTATCGCTCTTTTTATGCCGGGGGAGTTGCCCCCGGCGGTTACTACTTATTTTGTAAAAAATCTACCATTCGTTTATGTACCAACGTCAAAACGCCGTTTTTGTCCTTTGGGCTGTTTCTGTTGTTGTCATTGCCTTTTTTTTTAATACCGGGGATTGCTCCCCGGTTAGTTATTACTGATTTTTGCAAACTCTTTTCAGTTGTTCCAAATCGCAACGTTTGGGGTCGTCGGCGTTCTTTGTCGCATCAATTAACGGCATATCATTTGTTTTTGCCGTCCAACTTTTACCCGTAACGGGCGACGTGTAAGTTACTTTGTAATGTCCATACCCGGCAAATTCAAACCGGAAATCGCTGATTGTTGTTTTTGCTCTCATTGCTTTTATCTTTTAGTGTTACCGGGAAAACGCCCGGTCGTTGTTATTTCATGCCACAAAAATACGGTAAATATTTTAATTACCAAAACTTTTATTTTTCATTTTGTATTTGCGGCAAAAAAAATATTCCCGATACGGCGTAATGTCGTACCGGGAACAATCAAAACAATTTCATTTGTGTATCTGTCAGAATCGCAACCACGGCGTCAACCTCCTTTTCCCAACGCTCCAACGTCGCCAACTTTTCCGGGGTTGGGTTCCGTTGGCAACGTCGTTGGTTGTGCCGCATCTGCTTTACCATTTCCGCCAACTCTTTTGCCGTTATTTTTTCGGGATTTTCGATTTGCGGGGCTTTTTCTGTTTCAATATACATTTTATCCACTAACAAAATAAAATCGTTCTACGGGGCTAAAAAAGGCGTTCATACATTTTGGATGGCAAATTTTCCCGCACCCAATTCGGATTGTTGCGCAAAATGTATCGTCCAAAGTGCATTATCAACGTCGCATCTGCATTCCACAATGTCGGTTTCAATTCCTGGTATAAATTACCGGCAATTTCCTTGTATCTGCGCTTTCTCTCGTTCTTTTCCTCCTTTTTCCGGTTTGTCTTTGCTCGCAACTTCAACTCGTTTTGCCATTTCATAGGGTGTACCATAACAAACGGAATGTCGCAAACAGCAATGGTTGCTTTTAGCTGTTCAAAATTTGCAAGCATTTTTTGTATGCGATACAATTTTCCCATATTGACGCCATCGGAACCCGTCGTTATATCATCCGGGCGCACGCTCAATTTTTCTAAAAAGACAATCGGCGAACAAATGGTTTTCAGATATTCCAAATAATTACGCAATTCCGTTAAATCCTTTGGCATTTGTATTGCCTTGATATTTTGATTTGGTCGCCATGTCACAATACCACCATTGCTTCCCGGGTCAATTCCCACTACTGCTGAAATTCTTATATTTTTTTCCATAAATAACCTCCTGCACTTTTTAATTTATTATTTACGCATCTATTGTGTCAACCGTGATTTCGTAACAGTCGGGTCATTCTCAAAACCTCTATTATTCCCAAATTTTGAGTTATATCTTTTTCGTTTTCTCTTATTTTAGGCAATAAAGGTCTATAATCTTCATACTGTCTTAAATCCATGCCCGTAAGAAACATATCCCACGCCTGCATATCCATTTCATTGTTCAGTATAATTTGGCACACTTCTTTGTTATTTCCGGTGTTTAAGGATTTCGCCAATTTTACTTTTTGTTCCCATTCCATAATTCAAATAAAAATCAAATAGTTATCAATCTGTATTTCCTCCGCAATCATTCTGTCAAACGCCCGTATTATTTCCTTTTTCCGGGCAACCTCAAACGCCGTAAAATCAATTTCCGGGCTGTCAATTCCTTTTCTCCGGACGTTGAACGCCGTATATTTGTTTACCATTCCAATTGCCGCACGGTGCATATATTTTGCAAATGCTTGTTTTCTGTCGTCATCGGTTGCCTCCACTTCGTCAGCAAATCCAAATTTCAACAACCAATCATACAAAAACATTTCGTCGCCAAATTCAAATGATATTTTCCCGGTGTATTTATAACGCAAAAAAACAATTCTGTTTCTTGCCTCCCTGAGGTTGTGGTAATATCTATTTTGCTCCGGTGTCATTTCTATTTTAGGTTCCGGCAACGCTTTGTAGGCTTTCCTGATCACTTCATTTTGTTTTTTCCGATACGCTCCCAATATCTTTGCAAAGTAATCGGCGTTAAACTGTTGGTAATGCTTTTTGTCCAAGTTTCCTTGACTGTCTTTTGGCAAATAGTCGTCCAATTCCCCTGTCGTCGCCAATTCAAATGCCAATTTAATATCCGCCAATGTCATTTGCGAATAGTATTTTTTGAGTATATCCAACAACCGGGTACAAATGTACGCCCAATCTTCCGAATTGGTCGGGATTATATACCCGACGTCCATTGCAATGAACCGGAACATTTGCCCGGTTTTCGCAACCAACGTGCCGTCGTCAATATCGGCAATTTGCGTTTTCGTTGAGGCGGCAAAAATGTACTTTTCGACCCCGGATAACGATTTGGCAACCTCCGGTAATTGCACCATTTGTCGGCGTATGTCGATTGCTTTTGTACCGGGCGTTGGGTTGTATATCGACAACGCCACGGATTGCGTATTTACTTTTTCCGTCAAACTTTCCATATCAATAATTTTCATTAAGGAAATCCATTGCGCCGCCAACGTCCAATCGTTTTTGCGGGGCTTGGTATTCCGGTTTCAAATGCAATTTCTTTTTCTCAACATCGCCACGAATAAAGTTGCGTACCGTGGCAATCCAACCCGTCCGTGTTCGCTTAACGCCCTGTTTGGTTTCCGACCAATCGGCGACCGCATGGAAATAATAAACTAAATCGACCTTTTCAAATTCCGGCGTCGCAAACAGTTTTTCAAACTCGGAATAATCATTTACGCCGTCCGCCCCGAACTTAACCAATTTGTAAACATCGGAATTGCGAAATATGGACGTTCTTTTTTTATCCTTTTCCAAATCCTGTTGTTGTTCCGGGAACAAATCCCCGACAACAGGGTTGGCGGGTTTATCCTTATCAATACCAAAAGAGTTATCTATATCAGTATTTAATATAGGGTTGGATTTTCCAACCGGGGTGGTTGGATTTTCCAACCGGGGGGGTGGTGGTGTTTCGCAACCGGGGTGGTGGGATTTTCCAACCGGGGTGGTGGGATTTTCCAACCACTCCAAAACCGCCCAATAATTCGTCGTATATTCGCAATAACGAACCTTATTTTTTTCGTACTCAAATTTGTTAATATACTGTTTTTCAACTAACGATTTGAGTATTTTAATAACGGTCGTTTTATCTAACCCCGTCCACTCAATTAGGTATTTCAACGAACCCTTAAAACGGCTTTCCCCGTCTTGACTAAACCCATGAATTAAAGCGAAAACCAATAATTCGTTTCCTTTTAATTTCAACCGGGTAATCATCGGGGCTAAAATCGTTATAAAATTGCTATCTCTTATTGTCATTTCTCACAAATTTAATGTTTATACCGTCTTTCCTTTCCCCTGCATTACAGGGGAAACGCATACATGAACCGTTGGATTTGTGGAAAAAACAACATTCGCAACCCTGCCAACCCGTCCGTTTTTCGGCTCTAATTTCCACATGATTAACAACAATTACGTCGCCAACCGAAATTTCAATTTTCTTTTCCATTGTCGCCGCCCTCCAATTGTTTAACAGGTTCCCACGCTTTGCGCACTCTTAAAACATTGTCCGGGCTTTCGTTCGGAACCAATGAAACAACAGGGAACCGGGATTTGTCGCCGGGCTTTTGGGTCGTGGCAAATTGTACGTTCAAATCAAATATAATTCCCTTGCAAAATCCCCGTTCCGCCAACATACCGTCGAACGTTTCCCGGATTTGCGGGATTGTGGACGCCGTACCCTTTGTTGAAAACTGCCATACCCCGGCAACGCCACGTACCAACGGTACAATGAAATTCAATGTCAACGTAATTTCCCAACCGTCGTGTCCCTCCTGTTTGCTTTTCCGGTTGGGGTAACGCTTGGCAATAGACAACATCAAATTCGGGTATTCCTCCGTTGTCAATGTTTCGTACTTTTTGCCGTCCCAAACTTGAAACGTTTCGCCGTCGCCCGCCGCAATCAATCGTCCGTCGTCGTCTCGGTACTCGTACCGCTCGTTGCACACTTTCGCCGGGTCGTCGTCCGGGAAAACGATTTGAATTGTTTGGGGCTTTTCGCCGTATGCCTGTGTAAATAACCCGGCATACTTTCCCGTTGGTATGAAATAATCCACGCTTTGCGGGTATCCGTTGGCGTTTTTCATTCCGATTTTTATTTGTCCGACACGGGGCAAAATCAAACGGGATTTTCCCGCCTCCGGTCTAACAATTCTACCTTTTATATTTCCATTCATAACCTTTATGTTTTTTGCGTAATCCTTTGCAACATCTTACTATTAGCGAATTATTAAAACCGTCCCTTTCTGCCAAATTTATAGATTGGTATTCTTTAATAACAACGCCATTTTTAAGCATTAAAACCGCTTTTGATAAGTGGTTATTGGCTCCAAATTTACCCGTCATTGGCTTACTTGCGCTTTTAGATTGCCGTTGTTTTGTAATCGGATTATTGTTATTTTCCGAATGTGTAACCCAACGCAAATTATCCACATGGTTATTAAACGGGTTCCCGTCGATATGGTCGATACATGGTTTATTTCGTGGATTATCAATATATGTTTCGGCAACTAATCTATGAACATAGATAGTATATTTTATACCAAAATTATAAAGACAAACACACAAATAACCCTTACGCAAAAACGGCTTTAATTCTTTCCCCGTTATTTTAGAGAAAACAACGCCGTTTTTGTTTATCAAATAGCAATCAAATCTTTTTATCGTTTTCATATTTCGGGGTCGTCGTTCAACAATCTTTTCTTATTCTCGTTTTTGGGCTTTTTTGGCGAATTTGCGGGCTTTTGTTCCTTTTCCGGTGCAACCGTCCGTTTTCTCGCCTTTCGTCCCGTGGCGGGCTTCTTTTCCGCCTCATTTGCCGTTTTCCCGGTGCGTTTCACAATCTTTGTTTTCTTAATCTCCGGTTCCGGCGTTTGTTCCGGGGCAACCGCATCCGCTTTGACGGTATCGGCGGCGTCCGTGGTTTCGTCCGGGGTCGCCTCTTTGGGGGCTTTCGTCTTAATCAATTCCGCCAAAGACAACGATATTACATTTTGGGACAAATCCGGGTTATCGTCCAAAACAACCATACCATTAACCGCCGTAAACGTATTATCCCGCTTTTCGTCCTCAATGGCGGCAATCTCCAACAGATAGGGGATTTTCCGTATATTGGAGCTTTCGGTTTGCTCTTTCAGATTGTACGACGGTTTTTTGCGCCAATCTTTCGGGCTGAAATTGAAAATACGGGTAACGGGGAATTGCTCAAAATTGACGTTCCACATATCCCGGTACATTCCTAATTGTATTTCGCTTTCCTCGTAAAAGCCTTTGCGCCCGCTTTTGAGATCGACAATTGCGTTAATCCGGTCGTCGCTTCCAATCTTTGCCCGCATGGTACACGGGCAATCAATCATTCCGGCATACTTGTAATACGGGTGTACCAACGCAATTTCAACGGCTAACGGTCGTACATCATAATCCAACACGAATTGCGCAAACGCCAATACGTCCTTTTTCAAATCATCGGCGTAATAAATAAAGTCGTCCGGCAATCGGTAAACCTCAATGTATTCTTTTAGTTTGCCTTTCAGTCCGTCCAAATCATACGCCCGGTTAATCAATAATTCCTCAAATGCGGCGTGCATAAACGTTCCATACGCCGCCCGTTCGCCTTTGTATCGCTCGGCTTCCTCAATGCCTTTGTTCGCAATCCAATTTATAAGGTGCGGGGCTTTGGGTAATGTTTGGGACAATATGGTTGTAACCGACGGGAAAAACTCCGGGTTCCCGGCGTCGTCATATCGGTAATAATATCTGTGTCCCTTGCTGTTTAACTGCCAAACCTTATACGGGGGTTCAATCAATGTTTTTTCGTCGAAAAACATTGCAGTCATTTCCTCAACCGTCATGCCCGGTATTATCTCAAACACTCCGGTTGGTTGTTCCGGTTGAACCTCAACGAACGGGGGAATAATTGTTTGTTGTTCCTCGTTAATCTCCGGGAACATATCCGGGGCAACATTGCCGACGGTTCCCGCAACCTCTTTTACCGGGTCGCCCGGTTTATCGCTCTTTGCTCTCATTACTTGTACTTTTTATATTCTGAAATTCCACATAATACCATTGCGGCGCACATTGCCGCCAATAACAATTGCCACGGGTTCCAAAATGCGCCAATCAAACAACATAAACCCAATGCGCCAAACGTAACAATTAGGGCTTTCGCTTGAAACAACCCGGAAAACATGGTTTCGGCGGCGGCTTCCAACCATTCGATAAACTTACTTTTCATTGCTTCCGCCCTCCATGCCAAACAGGTAATCCGCCGTACAATCCAACATTTCGCAAATAATAACGACCCATTCCGGGACAATCCGTTTGGTCGTGCCGTTACATAAATTCGTCATATTTACCTGTTGTGCGCTCTCGCTTGCACCCTCAAAAAGACGGGCGGCAATGTCTTTTTTCAAAACCTTTTTCCCGTTCGCCTCGGAACGGGCGATTGCTTCGTTTACTCTTAATCTCAATGCCATAACTTAAATTTTTTTGTTAATAACTTGGTTCGTTGCTCTCTTTGTATCCGCAATTGCGGCACGTTTTTTCCTCCCAAATCGGGCTATATTCCGGCGGGGTCAAATATCCGTCGCCTCCGGTACGTCTATACTCGCCGTCTGTAACCTCCATTTCCCCGCCACACTCCGGACAATCATCGTCGCCAATCAATACACATTCCAACAGGGCGTCCAAATGGACGGAACGAACCGGGGAAATACCAATTGCCCGGATAACGTCCACCATTTCCACAACGGTAACATCCCGTTCGTAACAATCGGCGACCGGGAACCCCCAATTGTCGCTTATGTTCTCGATAATCTGTTTGTTGATTAACTCCGTAACGATTGTTTCGGATACTTGGTTGGCTGTTTTTCCGCTTTCGGTCGCCAACATCTTTAATTGCTCACTTTCTTTTATTTTCATATCATTTCCCGGTATCCCTCCGGGTAGGCTGTTAATCTTTTGCTCTGCAAAGGTAGAAATAATTTTTTAATTACCAAAAATATAATCTTTGTTTCGTGAAATCATTTTTGCCGGGTGCGTGAAATATCCGATTTTTAACCTACCTTTGCAATACCGCATTACCAAAAATCGCTCTCGGTTACTGCGTAAAATTCCCCCGGTGAATATTGATTTATGACGCCGGGGGTCTTTTTATTTCTTACTCTGATAATACAACCATTTGTAAATTTCGCCGTAATATCCGGTTTCCAATACTGCTTTTCGTATGGTCTTTGCGTCGTACTCGCCAAATGTTACGTACTCATATATTGACGGGTTTTCATGCAACGCAAATTCAAATGTAATGTCAATATATGCGTCGCCGACCTTATTAAACGCATGGTCAATCGGTATTGGGACGTTTGTTTTTCCCTCACAATAAAGGATCCGTTCCTGGAAAGCCTCGCAAAGTAAATGGGAATTTCGATAACATTCTTTCGGCTTTGGCTTAATTACGTGCCGTATGTAGTCCAATTCGTAATCCTCCAATACATCAGCCGCCGGAACTATTTTAACGGGCTTTGCCGCTTTTAATAAGTATTGGAAATACTCTTTTTGCTTTTCATGCAAAGGTAATTCCAACATCATTTCAATTTCTTTTATTATTTCGCTTTCCATATATAAAACTAATCATGTATTCCAAAATCGCAATCGCCCCATTGGTCGAAATCCGCACCATCATAACTAAACGGGTAACGATCCGTTTCTCGGTAATCCGTCCAACATTGACGCCGTACGTTATTTATTGCAACCCGTTTTGGGTTATATCCTGGTTTGCTTTTTTCTCTCTTTTCGGCTGCGCAACTTTTGCAGCAACACAAACCTCAACCACGTTTCAAATTTCGTGTGTCGGCGTTGTATTCTCTGCCGCAATTGTCGCATTTTCGTTTAATCGTTCCCATTCCTCAACTTCTTTGTCTTTTATATAATCCTTACAACGGTAATATCTCAAATGTTTTAGGCAATATCCGCCAATATATGCGCACGTTGCACACAATGGTATTTTGCCCCTCCAATTTGTACCGTATTGTTGTAATATTGCTTGGTATTCCTCATTACTTTTAATCATAAATCAACCTTTCATTCTGCCAACATAAGACAAATTTAATACATCGTACATTTGCCCCATAACGGCAAATTCTAACATTGCGTCGCTGTTTGCAACGTCGTTTATTCTCAACAATGGGTATTTATTGCCGTAATCAGTAACATACCCGTCCGGTTCAATGTCTGAATAAATCCGGTCGTCGTCGTTATTACCAAAGTATTTATTGAGGCTTTGCAGAATATTGTTTTCCAAATATTCATTGCCCAATACTGCTTTTATTTTATCCTGCTTTCTTAATGCGTACCGCATGGCTTTTAAGTATTAAACCGGGGATTGCTCCCCGGCGGTTTATTACTCAATTTCGTAAATATTGCACGTGCTTTCTGTTGCAACATAGGTTGGCATTTTCTGTTTTTTCAGAAAACAGATATTTTCAACGGCGGAACAGCTGGTATAAAAGTAAATCCCGAATTTCTTACCAATAAACAACAAATCATTTACCCCGGTTTCCTTTTTATCCTCAAATATTACTTGACTGAATTTAATACTTTCAAAGTTAACTTTCCCGTCAAACTTCTGTGCAATTTCTGCAATGTCTGTTGCAATAGTTCTTTTCTTTTCCATGTTCTTTTGAATTTAGTCCGGGAACCCGCCCGGTCGGATATTATTTAACGTAAAATGAAATTTTGATACCACGGCGCAATTTGCAAACGGTTTTATCATCGGTGCCATTAAATGCACGGAGCAACATTTTGTTTGCCATTTCAACGCCAATCAATTCAATCAATCCTTTTACGCCGGCCAATTTATTTATCTTTTTTCCGTCAACTATTCCGTTAACCTTGATACGGAAATTGCGATTGATTGATTTTGTTGAATATTCCAAACCGTTATAAATTGTTGTTGCCATTTTGATTTGCTTTTAATGTTCGGGGAAAACGCCCCGTCGTTGTTGTTTAACAATGCAAATATAC